GGCTGGATGCTTCTGTTGAATTATGAATGATGCCTTCTATCTTTATTTTTCTTGATTTAAGAAATGGATCCCGCATAATCGTTCCGTGTTTCCTCGGAATAGATTCCTCTTTGATGTTATTTTCTAATGGCAAATTTACAATTTCAAAGGTCTTATTTGGAAAAGTATATGATCCGAACATTAATGTAAACATATTATACGGTCCTCAGGTTTCGCTCTATTCTGTCACTCAATGCATCCCCTAAATCCTCAATGTCTATTTCGTTCGATATCTGCATATCGCCTTCAAATATAATATTTAACTCTTGGATTATTTTTCCTCCGGATCCACCTTCTCCTGGTCCAGAAAGTGCCAGGTCCCCGGATCTGATAGCCGATGCAAATGTCCTGGGCACTATTATTTCCCCGGGCGATACGTTAGCAGGCACGCTGTCAGTTCCTTCTGCAAAACTTGCCGATGCGATAGTGGCTATTTCGATTGCTCCCATTGCAGCAGTAATTGCGGCCCATACATAACTAACTGGCGGAGGATATGATGCCAGGGCAAACGTAACGCCTGCCGCTGTATTCATTATTGCCTCGCCTATTCTTATAACTCCTAAAGCTGCAGCTGCCGCTTTGCTTTCCGCTGCGGCCCCGGCCAGTACTGACTTCATGTTTTCAAAAGACTTCTGCTGAAAATCATCTTTGCTTTTATAATAGGCATCATACCATTTCGTTCTTGTTTTTATATCCGCCGATTCCATCTTCCCTGTTGTAATTAAAAATTGATCCAAGAGTCCCATGGAGCCTTTATAAAATCTATCCATTGCTGATAATTTAAGATCTATCGCTTCATCTGTTGGCGCCCCGGGGATCTCTCCACTTATTCCTTCTTCTGGCGCTATTCCAGTATCTTCTCCGCCAGCCACTGTTGTGCCTAAATCTACAGGCGCTTCTTCTTCTGGTTTTCTGAAAACTTCAGACCATCCAAATGTAAGCGCCGCTTCTCCTATCCTAACCATCCAATCGTGAAATGTTTGCAGTCTTTCGTTGTTGCCTTCTATCGCATCAGTCAATCCTGTTAGATCGCTGATTAGTTTTCCTATTTGCCATCCTGCAAAAGCGGCCGCGGCTACGGCTGCGATCGGGCCCAGGGCTATATTCATGGCTGCCAATGCTGTTGTAATCAATCCTATTGACGTAACTATTTGTGGGAGCACTATTAAAATCGGGCCTATTGCAAGAAGTAAAAGTCCGAACAATGCAACTGCCTTGGCCAGTCCGGCTGTAAATTGTGGATGCGCTGTGATCCATTCTCCTACATGAATAAGCCACTTCTTGAAATCTTCTATCATCGGTTTAAGGACCGGAAGTAAAGTATCTCCTATCTTTATGCCTACCTCTACGATATTATTCAATAAAAGTTTAAGCTGTGATGCTGTGGTTTTGAATCGTTTTTCTGCTTCTACAAGTAATGCTGTATTCTCATCCCAGGCTACTCCTGACCTCTCTACCGCATTCCTTAATACATCACTCGCAGATCCCATCCTTAAAAATGCACTACGGACGCGCTCATTTGAAAGTCCCAGCTTTTCCAATATAGGTATTGCGTCATCTCCGAGTTTGCCGAGTCCTTCTACGAATCGCACAAAAACTTCCGAAGGATCCTCTTCTTTCATCTTCTTGAATTCTTCTACGGTCATTCCTGATACTTTTGCGAATACCTGGAGATCACTATTGCCCTCTGATACTGCAGCCACTATTTTTAATATAACTTTTTGAACAGCTGTACCGCCCATCTCTGCTTCTACGCCTACGGCCGTGAACGCCGTTCCTATACCGAAGATATCAGCCGTTGACATTTTCATGAGCTGTCCAGCCCCGGCTACTCGCGTGGCAAATCTCGTGATCTCTACCTCATTGGCCGCGAAGTTATTTCCGAGATCAACCACTGCTGCGCCCATGCGATCAATATTCTTGATCGGTTCTTTCATTATATTAGCTATCCTGGCGAATGCGATGGCTGCGTCTTCCGTGGTCAGATCTGTAGTAACGCCAATCAGCGCTATTGTCTCTGTAAACTTGGTTAAATCTTCGACACCCCGTATGCCCAGTTGCCCTGCCTTTTCGCCTATACGAGCCAGTTCTGTGGCTGTGATGGGTATCTCAGTAGATAAACCCCGGAAATTGCCCTCCAGGCGTTGAAATTCGGCCTCTGTAGCGTCTACTGTCTTCCTGACCCCGGCAAATGCGCTCTCAAAGTCTATTGAAGCCTTTACCATGCCACCCATTGCTGCGGTTATGGCAGCCCCGGCTATGGTCATCTGCCGGCCCACCTGGCTCGTCATTTTAAGGATCTCTCCGCTGGATTGCTGTATCTTCTGGTTCGCGGTTTTTAAGCCTGTATTAAGACCCGTCAGGTCAGTCTCTATTTTAACTATAAGTGATCCTAAACTTCCAGCTCCGAAAGCCATTATTTATCCTCCACTGGGAATCCCGCACCCTTCAATTTATCAAATGCCTTGGTCCCATCTTTGGTTCTTTCCGGCGGGTCCATTTTATTTATAAATTCCATAAATGCTTCCTTCTTCATCGAGCCGTATGAATAAGCTACGGCATTGAATATTGCGATTGTGCTGATCCTTAATTCCCGCATTTTTCTTTTATTTATAAGCTCATAATACTTTTTTAACTGCGGCCAGGTTATATTATCCAATATAAAATCATGATCCCATCCGCATTCGCAGGCCAAAAACACAATCAAGTCATCTAAGCTAACTTTTTCATCTGTTGACTGAAGCTCTTGACCTGTGACACCAAAAAAGAAATATCATTAACCTCCAGTATTGCCTCTATGATGGCCACCTCATCCGCGAGCTTTATATTATCTTCCATCCACTCTTTTGGTTCTTCGATGACCAGCATATAAATATCTACAAGCCTCTCTCCGGCCGCTTCTATTAATACCGGTACAAGCTGCGCCGCATTCTGCGCCTGGATATTATCCAGCTTCAATTCTGTTCTTTTTTCTGATAGTGCTTTAAAAACCTCAAACATTATTTTGAGGAATTTTGTCCTGGTCCTTATTACGAACGGTTTTATTTCAAATTCTTTTCCGGCTACTGTTATCTTTTTTGTTTTTGGTAAAAAATCGGAATTGGACATCTCTATGTCTCCTCCTGGGTTATGCTTTCGTCCTTATGATCTTGAAATGCTTCTTATTCGCTGCCAGTGCCGCCGCGTCAAAACCTGTTACGCCTTCTAAGGTATGAAATTCAAACGGAAATTCATGCATATCCGTTTCCTTAAAAGATATGGCCAGCTTGCCGCTTCCTTCGCATTTGAATAAATGGATGTCTATGGTAGATCCATCCGCCGCGATATGGAGAAATCTGACTGCTCTATTCGAGAAGTTCATATCTCCACCGAATTCAAATGTTTCATTCGGGTTGCTCGCTCCGGTCACGCCTGCGCCTAAAGCAAAATTTAAATTATCCAAATTCCACTCTATGCCTGTGACCTTGAGTATTACCTCTTCCTTTGTGACATACTGCGCTATCTTCGATTGCGGGCTGCCTGCAAATACTTCCAGCCTTGTTCTCTCTACAGATAATTCAGCATCACCTTTCACCGCTCCTATTTCCGTGGCCGGTGTGGATCCCTGGGCGCCTATGTAAAGCACGCCTGGCCCAAAACTAAATCTCGAGGTGTCATACGTTGGTACATTATATGCCATGTTCAGTTCCTCCTTTCTCTGGGATTTTTACTTCGTTATCGGTCAAGGTATTTCTCTTGCCGCATCTGCAGCATGTCTCTGTTACCTCGCCGCCTTTTATCTCAACATAAAGATCTTTACGCTTTATGCGAATAATCTTTTTGTCTTCGATATAACCCAAGATAAATTTACAAGCTATGCAAAGCCATTGTTCTATCATATAACTCCTTAAAATGCTACAACAGAATATCTCGCCGGCAGATGATGCGATTTTACATCCTCGTCATACATGATCTGGCCGGAGCTTAGCTCTAATAACTGACTTATTTGTATACCTATCGTTGTATCCTTGAAAACTTCCCGGTGCAAAAGGCCCCGGATTATTGCGTATAAAGACAGCACGTCCTGCATCGTGTGTCTGTCTATCGGCAGCCACAGGTCTATCTGCACGGTCATGTTTACCACGTCCGGGACATTTGTCCTGGCCTGCCCTGGCATTAAAAGAAGCGATATTGCAGGGACCTTTGGATCCTCTATTGTAGCCGGGTGCGCGGTATAGATATTTGTCTTTACATAACCTGTCACTCCGGTCGATGCTAATAATACGCTTCTTATTTTTTCCAAAACTTTCGATTCGACTTCTTTTGAATTAGCCATGGGTTTCGACTCCTCTAAAATTAATCACCAGGTCCCTTAAATTCGATTTAATATATA